CATTTTCACATGCCACCTCGATATCAAGAGATGTAACCTTAAGACTTTTAAGGTCGTAGTCAACTTCTTTCGGAAACTCTTTCGAGATGAATTGATAGAGATACCTGTCATAACCATGAACCTCGAAATTTTGTACATCAGCGTACTTCTCTCTGAAAGCACGTGCTTCTTTGATTGATTCAAACCTTATCGGTTTGGCATATCTACCATCAAGAGTTTTATGTTTGGTCTTCTTATCTGTGACAATAAAAAGCGTTGGAGAAAACTTGAACTTACGTTGAATACGTTGTCCATTCTCGTACCCAAGGTAAAGCAAGTTGTCCCCAACCATTTGTATGTTTGTATAGAAACTCATTTAGTAACGATCTCGTATTTCTTTTTGATTTCGTTTGTTGGTTCTACTATTGTAGCAAGAGTTTCAGAATATAGCAATACGTCTGTATCTGTTGTGTAACGTGGCCATGGTTCTAATGTACCATCATCCTTTATCAGGTACGGATCCTGTAGGTGGCAATTCGGTTCCTCCTCCAGTTGTTCCACCTTCGATATCAGGTGTATCCCCGACCTCAGGATCACTACCATCACTTCCATCATCATCCTCCAATAATTTTTCTGCTTCTGCAAATAAGTCTTCCATATCTAAGTCACCAGATACACCTGCGATTGCATCTTCATGTGCTTGGAAGTTCTTGTTGTATACTTCATCTTTAATAGCGTTGACATATTGTTCTGCTATTGAATCGAGTGGATCATACACAGTAAGAACATGGTGACCTGGTAAATAAAAATCTTTGTTCTTACTTAGAGGTGCCCATGGAAACCATGATACTTGATAACCTTTATTTCTGTCAAGTACTATGCCTTGATCATCAGAAACAATATCTAATCTAAAAGGTTTATGTAAACGAAAACCTATGGGTTCCTTTGTCTCAGGATCCATAAGTTCTTGAACTTCGGTAATAACTTCTTCGCCAGATTTTAACAGCAAAAGTTTTACGCTCATTCTACGTTGCCACCCATTTTCTGTACGTTGGTAATATATGTATCACGCAAACTTGGTACAGGTTCTAGAATAGTTACGACCATATTATGATTCACAGGAATTCTAGTTTCTGGTGTAAGAGGACACCATGGTGAGTAGTGTACTTTTACTTCTGGGTCAGTTACCAAACCTGTTCCATTCATCTTTGGTTGATCATAGTCAACTTTGTATGGGAAGTTCATTATGTATGCTTGTCTTGCACCACTCTCTTTATCTACAGCTTCTTGTAGATCACAAATAACATTGTCTCCATTAAAAAGAACAATAACCTTTACTCTGTCTGAGTTAATTAAAGATTCGTTCTTAGGAGGTGTTACATCTATTGGTTCTGCCATTGCAAAATAATCTTTCTTATATTATAAAGGAGGGGTCAACGTTTGTCAACCCCTCCTATGTAGGACTAGATAAAATCCTTTCTAGCGTGATGCTCTGGAACTACTTTTCCCAGTTGTACCACGAGCAATCCGTCTGTGAATTCGACTCCTCGTATTTCGGTATCATCTGAGAGTGTCCAGACCCTAGAGAAGTCCCTTGCGGCCACTCCTCTATGTCTAAATGTTCTATCATCCTCCTGTTTTTCTTTTGTGCCTTGGACATGTAATTTTCCAAACTCCGTAAAGACTTTGAGCTCATCTTTTTTGAAGCCCGCCAAGGCAACCTCCAACCTCGATTCAACATTGTTAATTTCTATTATATTATAGGGAGGATAGTTTGAAGTAGTTTCTACTCCGTCCCAGAATCGATTGAGGTATTCGTCCATGCCTATGCTGTTACGATTAATCTTCTCTATAAGTTCTGGAAGATTTGCAGCATGGTATCTTGCTAAGTTCATAGTAGTTCTCCTTAAATAAGCGAGTGTTTAATTTGTGTACCCGAAGCGTACACTACTATTTAAGCACGAACTATAAAAAAGCGTTATGGTATAAACCGATACTATAAGTTCGGTTAATCCTCTTTCTTCTTTCCAATGTTATATTTACTCTCTAATGTCCAGTCTCCTTTCTCTTTATAAGCAAGGACTTTTATCTGACTTAGAGGTGCTACGTCTGCTATAACTTCTTTAGCATTAATGGATATTAATCCCCAATCGCTTAGTAACTGTACTATACGATTCCTACGTTGTACATCATTTGTACTTAAGTTTGCTTTCTTACCATCAAGAGCAAACAGTTCTTTGAAATGTACAATATAATATCTACCCTGTTTGTGAAGGATGTGACACGATTGATATAACTTCTTCTCTTTACGTGAAGCTACTCCAATACGTGTTAATGTTTCTCTAACCTTAAGGAAGTCATCGGGTTCCTTCAACCCAACTTCCACCATACTTTCGGCAGTCCATTGGACTTCTTCGATCGCATTCATTTCTTTCCTCCCATGTCATATTTGTGTCGTAAAGATTCAATTTGAGATTTGGTTAGAAGAGTTAATGCGACCTTCGCTTTTTCATTACTATATCCATAGTGTTTCTTGACCAGATCCAAGTCAGCGACTTGTTCCTTCTTCAACCACGGGGAAAACCTTTTCTTTTTCCTCAAAGTATATAGGTAGAAAGAATACTGCATGTCCTTATCGGCATGAGCATTCAAATTCATTTCGTTCGCAAATAAGATACTATCAAGAGTACCAGACAGGCATCTATTAACGATGTAAGGAGGATAAGAAGATATCGCTGAAGGGTCATCAGCAAGGAGATCCTTTTTACTGAAGTTGACAGAGTTAAGCCAGTCTTTAAGTTCATGCTTCATTGATTAAGGGAGTAAGATTTCCAACACCAGTGCCGAAGACACGTTTTCTACGAACAACACCTCTTACTCTCCCTCTGGTCTCTGCCATATTTGATGTATGAGTTCCCCATCTTAAATTGTCAACATGATTACATCTATGTCCTTTAGCACCATGACATATCTCTTCACCAGGAAGAGGTGGTCTCATGAAACAATCAGCAACCATCAGATGTACAGATCTTGTTGTCTGTTTTATTTTATTACCATCTTCATCATGATGAGAAACATTCACACAGTAGTAATAATACTTTCGATCTAATTGGTTTCCCTGTAAACCATAATTTAATTTAATGGCTCCCCATTCGTTGATCTCACCCCATCTACCTGTGTGATCATAAGGACCTGGTGTACGATATATTGCTTCACCATCTCTACTTACGTAGTATCTTTTAAAGACTGGATGTTGGACTACACCTTTTGGTGGAGTTAAGTTTGGAAATAAGTTTACCTTTTGTGTTAATGCCATTACCAAACCCTCACAGGACCGACAACACCAGTTTCAGAATTGTTTATTCTGTAAATCATAGTCTTACCTTGTTTTGTATTGCAGTGGATCTCACCGCCTTGAATAATTGCAGTAGCGATGTCACTACCGAATGTAGAGTATGCACCTCTACGTGTGTGATACAGTTGTGCCTTGCCCGATGGCAGTACACGAACCCCCAAACTTCCCATAATTTGTTAATACTAATTCACGACGTTTGTGTTGATCCGACATGTATGTACCTGTGGATCTCATTGTATAAGTATGAGCAAAGTCATACTGACACCACTCTAGAAATCTTTGAACGATCTCAGGGTGGTTGTTATAACTTATCATAACATTACATAAGCATTTGTCCATAGTGTCTGCAAACTTTGCATGGTCAAATCCTCTATGCTTGTCACCTTTGTGTCCATACAGTGCATCCTTAATATCATAAGGAGGATCTGCATAGATGAATGTTAACGTTTCATCGGAAACGAGTTCCTCGTAGGAAACGTTAGTGATCTTCCATCGTTGGATGAGTTCGCTATATTCTGGCAATCGTTCAATTCCCCGAATGGAGAAGTTGGAATTGCTGGCTGCTTTTGAGAATGAACTGCTCTCTGTAAGACCACTGAAAGAACACTTATTAATAATATAAAAAAGTACCGCTCGGTCCTTCGGGTCGGTGTTATCTTCATTTAATTGCTCCTTTGCATCTAAAAATAATTTCTTTGCTGTTTCTTCATCAGGATGAAAGTTCTTTGCCTTCATTAACTCACGATGAAGATAGTCACCATTGTCTCTTAACTGTATCCAGAAATTATATAATGGTTCATATAAATCATTAACCCAGATAGGTATCTCCTCAGGTAACCTTCTAGTCATTTCTATAGCCATGCTACCACCGCCTAGAAATGGTTCACGATACTCTGTAATCTTTCTACTAGGCAACCACTGTAATAACTTTGGAACTGCCCTAGATTTGCCACCAGGATACCTTAGAGGTGTCTTAAGTTTCATTCTTCAACACTCTCCAATTCTTGTATAGAATCT